CTTATCTATGTGGGGTGTTGCCATCTGCTTCTTGAACCATTTCATCGTAACCTTTGGATCTAGGTTGTGTCCGTTCTGGTGCCGGATAGGAAAGTACCCATAGTAATCCCCTGCTGCAACAGCAATGCCAACTATAAACCCATCGTTCCTTGCCCACCCTGGGCCAAACTTCTTTAGGTTGGGGTCGCATGTCTCAAGGTCCACGGCTATTTGTTTATATCCTGTAAGGTCTGGATACTCCGTTGGGATGTTCCAATCCTTGTCGATAATATCTATATCCATGCGCTCAAGAAAGTTTATTGTACTCTTGTCTTTACGGTCTCTTGCCATTAGTCTTCCCCACCCAGTGCAGCGTAGCCACAGATGTCTACCCAACTGTCCTCGTGTTCTGGTGTCTCGATCAAACGTGACACCTTTAATTGCACCAGGCATAAATACACCTGGTCAACTGTTATGTCTTGATCAAGGATCACCGACCATAGCCTTGCCACACGCATGTGATTCGTGGTTGCATCTCCATAATCCTTGGCTCTGGGACCATTGATGTAGCCCTCTGCTTTTTGTAGTATCTCTTCTCGTTTCATATTTCATACCTGTATTTCTTGATTGATTCTAAAATGTGTAAGTTCTTCTTGGTTCTCGTAACGCCCACATAAAACGCACGATGCTCATCGTCTGGATGCATACTCTCAGTGCAAGCCTTCGTTGATCCCGTATAAACTAAACAGTTGTCATCCTCCCCACCCTTCATCGCATGAAACGTGGACAACTTAATGCGAGGCGTATCCATAATACTCTCCCCTGATTCCTCAATAACCTCAATGTATAACCTATCATTTCTGCCCAAGTTCATTATAGAAAAACAACTACGATCTATCGGTGCCTTCATCCCATACTCCCGAACCAAATCGTTATAGTTTAACGAACCATCTTCCGGTGCTGCTTCCAACAAGGTGCTCGAACCTCGCTTCACAACTGCGCTGTCCCCCTGCTTGGGTACATTCTTATATAGGTTCTTAATTAAATAAACCCCGACGCGCTCACCATTCTGCAATCGACGCCATATCTCTATGCCCTCCGCTACCTCTGGCTTTATACTAGGCCTTCCTTTTATGCTGTACAAAAACCCGAAGCTCCTAACCTGGTCAGCGAAGTCTGATACGTAGCTGTTGGTTCGAGCCATGATGGTCCACGAACCTGTATCCAAAGGTACACTTGCAAGACTGTTGTGCCAAGTAACCGAGCCTTGTTCTTTAGCTGGAGAAAACTCCTTAACCTTCCTGGTATGAATGCGTTTAACAATACGCTTGGAAAGATTAAACACTTCCACAGGCATTCGATAAGACTTAGTAAGGATCTCCACTGTGTCAGAGACTTCCAAGAACTCGTTTACATCAACCCCTGTCCACCGATGGATTGCCTGGTCGTCATCCCCTGCAAGATAAACCTTCTCCGCTCTCTTGGACATGATATTAACCATCTCCCATTGCACTGGCGTTAAGTCTTGTGCCTCGTCAACGATTAATAGATCCAAGTAAGGTGGTTCAGCTATCTCAATATACTTCTCTATGAAGTCTGCAAAGTCTACCTTCTGCATCTTACTCTTATATTCTTGCAATTGTTGCTCAACCTGTTGCAATTTAGCAAACCAAATTGTATAATTCGCCGCTTCATTATATTCCTGTTGCAGCGGTATCCTCCTTGATCGAGCACGCGCCACCATATCAAGGTACGTCTTTCCCGATCCTCCAATATGAACTTGAGGTAATCCATCATCAGGAGACACCCCGTCCCTACTATCTATAAGAATGCCCAACAAACTTCCGAGTTCCTTGTAGTCTTTTGCCTTCATCAGATCGTCTGACTGCAACCCAAGTCCCCAAAAGGCTGTGGCATGTAGCGTTTTAAAGTGGGGCAGCTCCTTCTCTGTTAAAGAAAACTTGGAGCAAGCACGTTCAATGGCTTCGGCAATCGCCTTACGTGTAAACGAAATGAAGGCAATCCTAGAAGGATCGCCCCCGTTATCCAAATACTCTTGGATAATCTCCATGAGTGTGTAAGTCTTACCGCAACCAGGTGGACCAAAGATAATAGTGCTATTCTTTATCATAGGTCTTCTCCCTTGGTCGAGAGTTTACCCAATCCTCTATCTCCATGAGCACCCACCTACTGGCAGTACGTTTATTGGACTCATCTCCTAGCACTAAGGGTTGAGGGAAATCCCCTGCCTTAGTCCATTTGTATATTGCTGATGTCGAGACGCCAAGCAGTGCAGCTACCTCCGACACACGCAAAAGTCGATTAGAAGGGGATGTCATCTGAAACCTCCGTGATGTTTAAGTCTATATATTCCTCCTCAAAAGCAGGAACCCACCATACTCGAAGCGTGGATCTCTTTCCATCCTCGCGTTGTATGTTCTGATGCCCATGAGCATCCGCACCATTGTTTAAAGTCTTCAATGCTTCTTGGACCTGTGCCCTACTGTAAAAAGTAAAATGTCGGTTGTGCAAATATAACATAAGACCAGAGATTGTGAACCTTGTAAGACCTTCCTCGGTCCAGGGCTTTCCCATCTCTAGTTCTTCTGGCACTATAGCCTTTATACGGCTCGTACAGTAGGCTCTAAGGTGTTCCTTAAACTGACCCACCATCGTTAGTTCTTCGGGCACCTCAAGGTATGTAGCACCCAACATTAAATTACTGACCGCTACCTGCCAGGACTGGGCTTTAACAGTTGGCGGCATGATATTAATCTGCTCCATGCAAGCACGTTGCCAAAGCGTTTGATTCTGTAGCTGCTCTGTTGAAAGTTGTACACGTTTCCCACCTACATCCATAAAGTATAATCGAGGCTCGGATAAAAGAGTTGTAAGCCCGCCCATCTGTGGCATCTCAGGTTGATCCCCACCAACACCGTACTTCTTGGTCTTACAAATCTCCTTATCGCAGTAACTCTTAAATGGTTCCTGCTCACAGGTGTAAAAGTATTCTTTCTTGCTCAGTGATTTAACTAGGTTTGTTACCTCTGTCGCTGGCAAGGGATCCGCACATAGCGTTCGGTTAATATCCTCGAACTTTGAAACCCAATCGTCGGGGTTCTTCAAACGGCAGTAAACACCGCACATAAACAACGTTTTGTTTCGCTCCTCGGATATCTGTCCTTGGCTCGTGATGTGTTGTAGGCAGGGCGGTCCATCTGTAAAATACTTTCTTGGTCCGCCTAGCTGCATGGACTCTAATTGGTTCAATGCAACACGCTCAGACTCAATCAGATTTAAAAACTTATCAAGTTCGAGAGCGTCGCCCTTTGCATTAAACCCATAGCGCATGGTTTCTTCTGCTTTAAAGTATGGTATGTTAATAAAGTTACCAACATCCCCTCGCTCTGCTAGGATTGAATCTTGTTTGGGAAAGATCTCGCACCCAGAAAACCCTAGTGCAATAGACATCTCCGTCAGGTACTCACGTATAACGGAGGCCTGTTCGTATTCTTTTAGAAATAAATATAAGTGTGCCCCACCAGACTTAGACCGACAGTGAACCAACGGTAGCTTTAATTTGTATATCTTTTGTGTAAGTGATTTATGATCCAGGTCATACGTGTCAATGTCCAGTGCTCCAAACTTGCACATGTTATCTTCATTGATTGGTATAGCACCCACACCTTGAACACCGTCAATGTGTTCTTGTATCTTCTCAACGGTCATAGGTTCTCGAACGATCCGGCTATCTGCTTCAGCCTTGCCGTTCCTTCCTACTCTTCCAACCGTCGTCGTACCGTGTGCCACGGTTGACCCTTGAAAAGCTTTCATAAGTCTTTCTGCGTAAGACATGTGTGTATCCTTGGGGAAAATAAAAAAAAGGAGGAGAGTGTTTGTAGCACCCCCCTCCGAGGGCTAACGCTTAAAACGGAATGTCATCGTCTTTCAAAGGAGCTGTGGGCGTCCCCTCTGGCGTAGCCTTTACCTCACCTGCGGCAATGGATTCACGAAAGGCCTTACCAGCCAACATAATCTCCTTTGTCACGAAACCCTGGTTCTCAACTTGGTAGTTGTTCCATGAACCTTGATCATTAGTTTCTTCGGTGGTTGTAAGTTTCCACTTAGTGGTAAAATTAGCAGGAGTAATCATACCTTTTTTAGGGTGATTAATCTTCTGCATAGCTATCTGTGTCTTCCATCGCCTACTTACTTTAAGTTGCGTAGACTTCATATCAACAACAGCAGGCTGATAGGAGCCGTCTGGATCAAGAACTAAACAAAAGTTTTGATCAGACTTAACAAGTTCATTACCATTTGGTAGAATTTCTTTTGAACCAGATCGTTGCGTCTGTTGTAACAAAGGATCATTAGCAGGTAACTCTCCTTGAAAGCCTCCACCCAAATCACGCGGTACAAACTCTAAGTATTTAACGGACTGGTAACAAGGAACAACAATTATACCTTCCTCACCAGACCAATACTGGT